GGGAACATCGACACAAGCAACTATAGGAACACCGGCAACGGGCCGCAATAGAACCGGGCCGGATGCGAACCCCGGAACGGACCGAGTTCAATAGGGGAACGGATGTAAAGATTAAATGGGCCGTATCCTGTCGTTTACTATGCGCCACGTCACACAATCTTGTTTCCAAACCATCAACTAATTTATTAGTTGATAACCTGTGACCATTTGTCAACATTATGTGATTTTGTTTACATTGCGACCATCCCATTAAAACCAAACGAGTTACAAACCGGATGCCGCAGAATTCCAACGGTAAAAGGTTGCAACCCAGAAACATTGTAACCGTTTACATGGCGCATGTATAAGATTTTACAGGGGTTATAGGGTGGTTAAGAAGTACCGGGCCGACCGTGCCGCCAGACCCCACAGGGGTATGCGTTCGTCAGCTTTTGCTGGTGTGGCCAAAATCGGATACCCCACTAATCCAGCGCGTTGTAATAATTAACAGCGTGCGCAGCTATCCCGGCATGGCAGCATGAAACACAGACGCTCCCAATGGAATCAAATGTTTCACACTGTGTTCCACGTGGAACATTGGTATAGGAAGGGGGTCTTAACGGGGTAGTGTCAAGCCTATGGGGATATAAAGGGCTTGTGTCAAGGCTGGAAGGGTGTCAGGGGGCCGGTTGGAGATATGCGGAAAAGGGGGTCACTTCAATATAATGTTATTAGAAGTGTTCTAATATAAATTTTGTGAATACACAAAACCTGCACGATAACTTTGGGCGAGTTATTGTGCAGGAGTTATTTCAAATGGCACTTCTTGAACTAATCCTTTGGTGTAAAGAAGTCGTAGAGATTTAGCATCCTCTCCCGGCGGTCCTGCATGTTGATGATGACTACTTGCAATTTGTCGTTGCCATCGATTGCCATTTGTTTCAATAACAATATATCGTTACTTGATTGGATGATTTCTTCCCACAATACTTTTACGATCCAACCATGTGTATGTCTGAATGAATACTTTACCATTGTGGTTCCTCCTTGTCCTTTAGTTCCAATATATTTTTATCTTTTATTACAATGGGTATTGCATCGCCTTACGTCTAGCAGATACGGCTGAGATCATTATAGGTGGATTGGCTTGTCGCCTGACTTCATAGGAATCTTCCCGGTAGATGGTCGAGAGACGATTCCTTATGGCCTCTGTTTCATCCAGCAGGGCGACAATCTGCTCTGGGGATAACAGACTGTTTCTGAATGCCCGATAGTCGCATTCGTCAATGGCTCGCTGTGCATTTCTACGAATTGTCATTTTCTGGTCCGTTGTCAATGTATGCATTGTCGTTTACTCCTGATATTTTTATATGGAGAGAAGATTTTTTTGTCGATGCCGGGCATGACAATGTTGCATATGTGTTGTGTCGTATTCTCTCGCGTATGTTCCAGCCCCGGACCTTCGCGGCGACATATCCCGTTACAAGCAATCTTGTACAGAGGATCGGTTATGACGTGACAGAATTCATGTACAATGGCACGTCCAAGGGAATTGCATCGCCTTTCTTTCCACATTCTTTTTGCTAGAGGATACAAACTAAGAGTCGCGTCCATATAGGTATCATCACTACCCATGCTAGCAATCACTTCGGCATTTGTATCGTTCTGGCTAGTCTTGTCGTTCTTTACTTGCAGAACATGAAGAGTCCACGAGTGCAGGTAGAAGTGGTCTTTTAGATAGTATGTAATGTCGTTCACGAATGTCCAGTATGGCTTCATAGGACGCTTGGATGATTTCTTTTTAGCCATTACTCCTCCGTTTTCAGTTTTTCCCATTCTTCAACAGTTAAGGGTTTATCGTCAAGTTGCATCGACATTCTACAACAAACTCCACCAGTATGTTCACCAATTGATCCATCTGGACCGTCAACTGCACATAAATCATAACCAAATTCTTCATCATCCGTATGACACGATTCACAGCAAACAGGTTTCATGTCAGGACGGAGTTTGTAAATTCGGTAACAAGATATATACATTAGCTCAACCTCTCTGCGGAACTTTCTTGCTCGTCACCCTGATAACGTCTGCTTTGGAGCCTGTCTTGTACTAACATTTTATTAGAGTCATCCGCCGGTGGTTCCCACCCCTTCTTGGGAGCAAACACAGTGTCCAGAAATTTCACTCCATTCAGCACGGCACTTTTTGGGCCATATGTGCATCGGTTGCTATATGCCTCATGTTCTCCATACACCTTATCACAGATAGCGCAGACGTGTCGAACGTCAATCCTATGGCTTTTAATTTTCTGGTCCGGTCCGATCCCCTCAATAAAGCTTGATCGGCCCTCCCAAAACATTGTATCTCGCCAACTCACCAAGTCATTTGATACACCAATAAAACTCCACTTTGACCAGTTTCGCAAGGCTTGCCAGAAGCGTTCCTCTGGATGGTCTTGGCAGTATGTAACGAATGATTGCAGCAGGGTTTGTGATTTCATGCTTCCTCCTATAATGCTAGATCATAGATCGTTCGGATTGCCATAGCTGCGATTTGGATGAGTTCAACGTGCATGTCGTCCAACCGTTTATCTTGTTCCTCGGGTGGAAGTTTTTTTTGGGTTGATTTTCACCAAATCCCAAAACTCATCAAGTTCTTCAAGGATTACAGCATAAGCCTCGTGCTGACTTTTCATACCGCCATGAAGAGATACAGCACGTGTGACTTCATTTCGTACTTCGGTACAAAGTACATCAAGTTTTTGAGTATACTCCATTGTTCCCCCTATGCGTCCCAAATGAACTTACGCGGTCTTTGGTCGGTAGACACAACAAGAGTTGTGGTTTCCCTTTTTACAACTATAGCCGTGGTTTTTGGTTGGCTACGTGCAAATGCGGGGGTCATATTTCTAGCTAAAGCTTCTAATTGCGTATTTACAATTCCTTGCATTATTCTTTGTTCTTGTAAAGTATCTGTGGGCAAACTGGCTCTGAGTAAATCCCTAGCTGCCCGATTGCGGGTCATTTGTTCGTTTAATTGTTGGGCTGCTGTGGTAATGGTAGCTGCCGGGGAGTTTACTGACAAGTCGGTGTATTTACCGCACATCGTACATAGAGCAATGTTTTTTCCACTAGGTAATCTATGGAATAGAACTGTGCCCCTGCGGTGACAACTGGTGCAGTTACTATCTTGATACGGCTCCGGAGCTTTGACAAGCCGCTCACCACAGTCCAAACATGTTTCGTAATATAAATATAGTTGTTCTCCTGCTGCGTTGGTTTCAAGCTCTCGCCGTGCTATTGCGCGGTGTAAGTGCCAACAGCCTTCTTTTTTAAAATCTTCTCTACATGATTCACACCGGTAAACAGATGTTGGCCCCTGCGCCTCTGGATCGATGCCAATATAATAAGCATTGGGATGTTGACATGGGGTTTTTTCAATAAGAATGTAGCCACATTTTAGGCAGCGTTTTACAATACCACTGTTTCTAGGGCGATAGAGCGACCATTTGTGCTCACAAGGAGACTCGTCTTTTTCATAGACGTGGGATATATTTTTATCAGGGTCGCTCACTCTGGCTCTCCATTTTCTTTGCCATGATCGCTTTTACTTGATCCAATGATACAGGATAGAAGTTGTGGGCGTCAACTCCTACATCCATTTGTAAAAGTCCAATGTCAGGTAGTGCAGCGTGACTATGCCCAAATAATTGCCACGAGCCGTGACTGCTGTTCTGCCACACGCGTCCGGCATAGTGGTCAAGCACAATGCCGCCCGGCGTTCCCGTAGACACCCCATTTAAGTACACGCGCTCAAATAGGGGACCAAAGAATTCACAGTCTGGATATTTATTGAAAAGGTCTCGAATGGCTTCCTCATGGTTCCCGAGAACATATCGGTGAGTGCCGTTGAGTGAATAGAGGTAGTCTAAAACTTCCTTTGTCTTGTTGAAACGCCAAAACATATCACCGATATGATATACTATATCACCATCCGAGACAACTTCGTTATGGCGACGGATCATCTCATCGCGCATCTCACGAATGTCCGCAAAGGGGCGGTTGCAGTAAATAATTATATTTTTGTGACCGATATGCTCATCAGCCGTGAAATGAGTTTGATTCATAAAAACTATTTACCACTTTGTAAATAGTAGGAATGTCTATAATTTTTATGGAAATCCTTGCATAAATGACAACGACACTTGTGGTGTATATACCCTGAACTTGTTCCGTGTACAGGGGGACGAGAAAGTTTTGCCCTAATCTCCGATGCTGTTTTTATTTTATGACATTCGTTACAGCGTACAACACATTTTTCTAATTCTTCTTTGCGTCGCTTTTCTGACCAACTCCAAACACAGTGACTTATTTTGGTGGATGGGTCTATATGATCAACTTCAAGATTTATATTTCTACCACAATCCACACATGGGCCATTTTCTACAAACCACTGTTCTCTTCGTTTCACCATGGTATTAATATACCACTCGTGGTGATATATTTTCATATACTCTCTACGTTTTTCGTTCATAGCAACCAATGTTGCGGGGACAGGATTTGAACCTGTGGCCTAAAGATTATGAATCTTTCGCTCTTACCGGACTGAGCTACCCCGCGAAAACTTTTGGTGGACGGCCAAAACCCAAGATACTCTCTCCAAAACGTCGCCCATGGTCTCCCCTAGTCAAACAAGAGACGTTTCCCGATGCCGCTACACTAAGTGTCTCTCGGCATCAAAATCCAAGGGGTGACAGGAATCGAACCTGCGGCCTCCCGGCACGTGCCTTTGGTCTACCTTAAGGCTGAAACATGTCGGGTGCTCTCACCATCTGAGCTACACCCTCTTGGTTTTCCATCGGGCGGATTTTTACCGCCTATGCGGGTCACGCACAGTGCAACACTGTGCGTACCCTATCCCGTTACTCCACGTGGTCAGGTAACGGTGCATCCTTTGCATGACCGGACCATTAAGCCCCGCTAGGTTCTCCCGGTTGCGGTGGAAAAGCCCGCTTTCACTTCTTTTTCCTTGGACGATACACAGCAATTCGATATTCACTTTTTGGAAATGCTTTTTGTGCTTTCGTCAAGGCTTTCATGGCGGACCGTAAAGAAACCGGTCCACCATATTCATGTCTGCCGTGGGTCCAGATGGTTTTGTTCCATCGTTTCCATTTCTTAAGTTGTATCACGTAGAGTTTCACCATGTTCGCCTCCTCTTCCCACTTTCGCTTTCTTTTTACTTTTTCCCTTTATATTACGTAGTAATATAAAGGGAAAAAGCGGATTTTCTATAAAAATATATTACAACTCTCCTTAAAACCTAGACCGTGAGACACGCCTAGACGCGAAACGACTAGACGTATCCCACGGTCGCTGCGACTCGCCGCCGATGAATTCGAATTACACCGGTGTCCCCTGACAGAGATAGCGATTTGTCAACGTTGGTATCAGCCACACTGGCCCGCACAGGGCACGTTGTTTTGTCTCCGCTATTAAACAGCGAGTACACCCAAACTACTACAGCTTGGAAAGCTCAGCAAGAAACAGGGCCTTAAGCGTCTCTGCTAAAGTCTGTGCGCTTACACTGGCCTTCTGAACCTCTACAAGGATAAGGGCCTTAGCCTTTGTTGCCTCATTTGCAAGAGCAGCAGCCAACTTGGCTTCAACTGCCTTCGCGTCTGCAATCACGTTTGTTTCAATTTTCTTTGCCACCGCTTCAACATCAGATACCAGTGTCATTTGATTCCTCCATATAATTTTTCTACGCCTTATGCGGCGAACCGTGATTTTGGACCGGTGCCGTAAGCAGTTCCCCAAGCTCCCCGGACCACCGGCCCGCTCTTTTCTCACCTTCGCCGCATTCTTTTATGACTATAGCACACTTTTTTCCGTTTGTCAAGTCTTAGCCCGATTGTTGGTACTGAACTTTCCCTTGCTGTTAGCGTGATGATAAAACTTTACCACTTGTCTTGTCAAGTCGCCCAAATGGTAAGCCCACGTTTCATCGTTGACGTGTGGATCATTTTTGACCCCCGCATCACGTAAAATGAAATCCACTGCATGATAAACTTCATGCACAAGGGTGCCAACATCCGGCTTCATTTCTAGGAATATAAATATATTAGAGTTGCCATCTGAAAAGACTGTCAGGGCGTGCATGTTGGGTTTTATGCGGGTTATTATATCGTCACCAAGTTCACCCTTAAGTTTTAATACTGCACGTTTAATGTCAGTAGTTAAGATTACGGTAACATCGTGGTTGTATGGAACTACTTCAATGGTTCGGCGTTTCAATATAAGTTTTTTCATTTCTTCCAATACTCCGCAACGTGGGCATCAAACTCCATGACCACCTTCTTCATCTTTGTGGACGCCGATCGTTTAAAAGCGTCTCCCACCAATTCTACCACAATCTGAGCATATTGCTTTGGTGCTTGAATCACCAACTCATCGTGAACGAACTTTACCAACTTGGCACGATATTGTGGCAATGTCACCCATAGGTATGGTTTACCATCTTTATCGCATCCAGACCCCATAGCCAGTTTTGCAATTGTCGCGTTGGTTCCCTGAATGCAGTGGTTCTTGCCTTGCCGTTCGATGGACTCGTGCATTCCTTTCCAAGAACTTTTTATTTGGTTCTGTGTTGGCAGCCGATGTGTCAAGAACCATTTTTCCTCGGCAGTCGGTTTTCGCTTATATGTAGAAACGAAATCTTCTATCCGTTCATCGGCCTCATTCGGCTCAATTTCTAACTTATCTTCGTGATCCTCCATGAACCGTTCCTTAGCGAGTTCCATGGTCGGTTCTGGGAACAATCTACGGCGTCCGAACATGTCGAATGCGCGTTTGATCTTTACGGCCATTTTACCAGATTTTTTCAAATATTCCCAAATGCGCGGATTCTTCTGTTCGTGAAGGGCCATAAGGATTTTAGCTTCACGGACTGTCTTCTTGATGCGAGCCGCTAGCGTATATGCACCACCCCCGTAGGCTAACAAAAAATTGGTACTCTTGTTGTCATCACGAAGTTCTTTGTGTTCAGGGCATTCACATTTCTTGCATTGTGGTTCACCAACTTGACAAAGCGGATTCTTCGCCACCGATTCACATGTATGAAGTTTATAGTAGTCACAGTCAGGCAGCGCAAGAACGGGCCACTTCTCTTCATACAGAAGTTCGGTTCCTACTGAGTGAATATCTTTACCACGAGCGAATGCCATGATCCACAACGGATCATCGGCGCATTCAGCAATAATGCGCAATTCGGCACCAGACATGTCGGCAGTAATGATTACATACTCTTCGGCGTGGGTTTCACAAGGCTGCCCACACTTCAAACAATAAAACTGATTTGCTCCAAAAGCGTCTGGTTCAAAGCTTGTGTCGTCCTCACAGCAGCCACTAATCCGGATGTTTTCATTTGGTGGGTCAGCAATAAAACAACTGCGTACTTCTTTATCTTGTGGTACATTCTGGCCGTTTGGTTTTTCAGAACTGGACCGTCCTGTTTCAGCTTCAAGTTGATTGAACACAGAGTGCAAGCGACCATCGCCGGGATTTAGCCATCCTTCTTCATTGCACGCATGTGTTTTCCATTGTGTTGCCCACGGTCTGCCATAAGTACTCAGTTCTTTTGAAATTCGATGATACTCTTTAATTGCACGCATGACAGCATAAACAGAATACTTTTCAAGGGTCTCATCTTCCATATCCTTAACTTTCTTGAGACCCGGTATCTGTTGCACTACTGCTATCAGTTGTTTGTTTGAACCATAGTTGATGAGCGCATTGCCCTCACATTTTTCCAAGAGAGCATATTGTACCGTGCGTGTACGTTTTAGTGCATTGGTCTGTTCTTTTAGGGCATCTTTTTTTGTTCGTCGTGCGGTTTCTAATTCTCCTGCTTTAATTTCCAAATCTCTTGCCACAGAATGTAGACCCTGTTTTCGCGCTCCCCTTGCATCCTTTTTTAGAATTAATTCCTCATCGGTTACTATGTTAAGGGCCTTCCATTCCTGTGTTGCTGTTTCAATGGATTCATCGGTTATGAGATCGTTCTTGTTCCCGACAATTGGTATAAATATAGGATCAAGCACGTTGAAAATCAGATTATTGAATTCTTCCTCAAGCTTGGTGCATCGAGCAAGCCACTTCTCACAGTTGATGCGCTCCCCGTGAATGTGCATGTCTTGAAATGCGCCAATGGCATCATTTTCAATTTGTGCAATCTCCACGAGGTTATCACCAAGCACAAGGGGGTTTAATCTAGCAAGAATCGCAGCCGATGGGTTTCCTTTCACGAGCAAGTCTTTTACTGTACGGCCCTTAAGAACAAGCATTTGTGCATCACGAAGGGCCAGCGGCAAGCGGCTATCAAGGGCTGCATATTTGATTTGGTCTTCACTGAGTGGGTCGGACAGGTTGAATGATGTTTGCAAACCCTTGTCAATCTGGAATGCGAAATAGCGTTGAGTCATGGCCTCCATGGAATAAAACTCATAGTGCTTCAATGAGTGCAGTCCGGCGTAAATTACTTTCTCTACAAGTGAGCAATCAAAGAATCCACATGTACGAAGGCCGAATTGCCAGTAAAAATTTTCGTACTCAAAACTCAGCATCACACCAACCTTTGTACAGTCAGCAGCGCAAAGCACCGGAGCAATGGTGTCCATAAAGAGTTTGAGTTTTGGCGCTTTGTAGAGATTCGCGCCATAATTCCCTTGAGCCTCAAAGAGCAAATCAGGATCACCGTCGCATAGTGCCAGAAGATCGACAACAAATTGTTTTTCTCGATTTCCAAACTGAACGGTTCGAGTGCGACGATAGAAGAAATCTTTAAGTGGAGTTGTCTCAATGTCCCACCCAAACACACCACCAGAGTTATTGAAAAAATCCACAAGAAGCGGAAGCTGTTTAATATCTGTGATTGTGGTAATATTCATTGGCGGTTTTACATCATCCGCTTTAAGAAGCTTGATTTCCAAGTGGTATCCCTCGGCTATGCGCGTTGTAGAAATCCCATGGCTACAGACAGGTCAAGCAAGAATGAAATACCGCTTGTTTCTTTTTCAAACCATCCACAGTTAATCTTACCACCACTCCATATCTTACTCTGGCGCAAACGTTGTGCATAGGGTTGTACTTCTTTGCGGGAGACTTTGAGAACCTTTGCCACACGCTTGACATTGGGGCCAACATTCAGTCCTGCTAACAATATAGCACCAGCCATGAATTCCTTGCCGCCCGGCTTAATCTCATACTGTGCTAACGTTTTCTCGATTGCTTTACGTGTTATCTGACGCATTTGATTTCTTCCCTTCTTTTACAAACCACTCGAACGTTCCTGATTTAAGAAACCCAAGCCGTTTGTGATACTTATCTGTGCCTTTTACCATCCTACTGCTGAGAAATGCCTTCTTTTTAGCGCTGGTTAGCTCATCAATCTTCGCTAAAGCTTCGCGGACGGTTGTGAATGGCCCATGAACTGTATCAGACATACTCGCGCCTTTTCAACTGTTTCTTTTACAGTAGCACAACTCTCTTTATTTGTCAAGTCCAATCGGCACCACTTGACAAATAACACAAACTGTGATACAGTAAGAACTGAAACTTGCGTATTGGTGTGTCATGTACCAGTTCGTAGTAGTTTCAGTGTATTTGTTCTAGTCAACCTTATATCATACTGAGGAAACCTGATAACACAGCAGTTAGTGAGGAGCAACGTAAGGTCTGTTCCGCCACGCAAGGGCGGTTTTCCGGGCAACGGGGCGCTAGTTGATGCGCCGAAAAAGCATACGTCCCGGTCGAACAAAGTCATATGAACAAAAACAGCCATACAACGGGGGATTATTATATTGACCAATTGAAAATGATTGGTCGCAGAGGGGGAATCCCTGCTTTTCGCACGCCGATAGGCAACCGTGTAAATCTTTTACAATCAACAAGTTGTGTGTATGTTGCACATAATAAAAAGGTTGTATATATGCCAGTAATATCCTATATACTGGTGTAGCTATACGGGTCATAAGTGCCTGTGTGGTATAAAGATATGACGAGAGGGAATGCTAGAAGTGTAATAATTTAACGGGTGTTTTAGTATAAAGTTTATGGAGGTATGATGGGAAACCCAAGGTTGCCGGTGTACGGTAGTGAAAAACCAAGAAGATTGCCAAAGGATTTGACAGGAATGAGGTTTGGGAAATTAGTTGTGTTAGGTAGAGTTTTTCCTGTTAGGCGCGGCGGCAGTGTGTGGTCTTGTAAGTGTGATTGTGGTGGGTTATGTAAAGTGAAGAGATGCGGCCTTATAGCAGGAAGAGAGTCTTGTGGTTGTTTGATTCGTGAAGTATGGGGAAAGAGTGCCAGATTGCGGCCATATGAGGCAGTTTATCGGGTATTAAAAGATAGAAACAAATTGAGATACCCCGTTGATTTAACATATGAAGAGTTTTTATTATTTGTTAATGAGAAGTTTTGTCATTATTGTGGAATGGAGTTGGTGTGGTATAAGCATATTTCTGGAACTGTGGCGTACAATTTGGATCGAAAGGATAATACCAAGGGATATTCTAAAGAAAATTGTGTGGCGTGTTGTGCCCGGTGTAATTGTGGTAAGGGGGATAGATTCACTTATGATGAGTGGTATGAAATGACTCGGTGCCTTCGTGATAAATGTTACTATAAAAAATAAATTTTATTACATGAAAAATGGTTATTTTTGGTGTATGTGTCTCATTTTATTGGTTTTATGTTGAAATTTATTCACTTGACACGTGTGTAACGTTATGTGAGTAGGAAAAAAAAGATTGAGGAGCGGTTTCAGAGCCTTTCTTATATATTCTTTTTTTCTCTAAACCGGTATTGCTATTGGAGGGTGTCGGCCTCCTCCTAGTGCTTTGAGCCAGAAATGGTTTTGGTACTACCGACCCCTCCTGTTTTTAATGTCCCCCGCCGTGGAACTGCTGGCCCGGCGGGGGCTGTGTTTTTGTGGGGAGAAATAAATGTGGAAATTTCAACAGTGTGACGGTAAGTTGTTTAATGGTCAGGGAGCATGCGCGGGCAGTGGTTACTCTGGTGCGCCCGGTTATGTTGACAATCCGGCTGACGAACAGTTGAAAAATGAGGGGCCACTTCCAGTAGGAATATATACGATCACTGAGCCGTATATGAATCCCAAGACGGGACCATATACTATGAACCTTGTGCCTGACCCATCGAATGAGATGTTTGGTCGTGGCGATTTTCGTATTCATGGGGACTCGATTAAGGAGCCGGGTACAGCCAGTGAGGGATGTATTGTGTTGGCGCGCGTGCTTCGTGAGTTGATTTGGAATTCTGGTGACCATCAAATTCAGGTGGTTAGCGGTTTGTAGTGGAGGAGACAATGGAAGCAGGAAATACAGTTGAAAATCTTTTTGGTGTGGATCGGGATGCGGTAGTTGCCGCGAACCAAGCACCAGCGTCAGAGGTTGCAACAGATGAGGGCGACATTCTTGACGAAGATAATACTTTTGATGTATCGAGAAAAGAATTTGCTGAATTGCAGGAGGCATTTTTGAGACTCGTTAGGCGCGTTAATGAATTCAACGCGGTTTCTCCTGTTAAGATATAAAGTTTGCGCTGCCGCTGTTCGCCTTGTTATGAGCATGGCTTACACTTAATCGAGCAGCCGACCCGGTTTATCCGGGTTAGTTTGAAGGGACAATCTTATGCGCGGAACAGTGAAGTTGAAGAAAGGTCAGCTTTGCTATTTTCGTAAATTGGCACGCGATTCAAAGGAGGAGATACTTGCCTATTTAGTTGGTGAGGTATTGTCCCCTACCACTGCTACCATAGATTCGTTTGAGTACACGACGAATTATGCACACCAGTCGGAAAGTAGTGTCGCTTGGTATCAAGCTGATTACGAGAAAGTAAAGGAAAAAGCGGAAGCATCTGGAAAGCGCATAATTGGGTTCATACATTCTCATCCACAATGGGATTCAGTAATGTCTGAGGCTGATTACAAAATCTGTATCTCTGAAGGATACAGAGTTTGCGGCATTGTGTCCACATACGACAACAAAACCCGTGCGAGGTTTTGGGGTACAGACCACGTGGTTCCGTTGAAACAGTCGTATATAAAGTGAGGAGATATGCCACACGTTGCCTATGCAAAGTCTTGGAAGAGTTGTTCGCGTAAGCGAATGATTAAACTTGCCAAAGACCCCAAAGTTCATTCGAGATTACGGGTGATGCTTGAGGGTTGGATTGTATTTCTTTCTTCTGAGGATGTTCAGGAAAAATTGTTTTTTGCACAATCATCGTTGCAGGGTTTCGCTAGGTTAAAGGCTGATGACAATGAACGGGTAAAGCTTAATAAAGAAGTACCTGAACCTGAGTTGACGCCCGACGATAAAGCACGAAGAATTATTAACGAAGTTGCTAAACATGTGGAGGAGCTACATGCCAGCAAAACAAATTCAAGCAGTCCAAGTGGGGCTTGAGGATGCGCGTGGATTTTCCCGCGTGTGGAATTACAATGGTATCACCATCATCTTTGATGATGTACACCTTACGTTTGCAAGAGATTTTGCGAATGTGACGTTGAATTCTCTTGTAAATAGGATCAAAGCCTCACAAGCGCAGCCAAAGATTCTGACGGAGGGAATCAATGAGCACACGAATGTCACAAAAGAAGAAAAACATTGACGAAGCCAAGGCGGCTATGGCTCGTGCAACAAACAGTCAAACGAGTGGTACGACCACAGGTGGTTTGCAAACAGGGCAAGTGATTCAGGTTAACCAACCTGAACACGTTTGTCCGTATTGCGGTCGCTGCAAACACTGTGGTCAGCCGGTTCCACCGCCAATTTATCCACATCCGGTTATTATTCCAGCGCCAACAGTTCCGCCTTATCAGCCATTTCCATTTCCATTTCCGTATATTGGTGACCCGATTATGCCGCCATATACGGTTACGTGTGGAAGCACGGGAAATGAGGCGTCAAGGGGTACGGCTACTTCTGGTGCTGTTTTGCCGCGTGGTATTAGTGGAGAGTTTAATGTAGTTCGCTAATATTTATCTTGGAGGAGAAGATGAAGTATTACACACATCGATCGTTTAAGATTGCTGTTTCCGATGGGGCGCGTATCGACCAGCTTCGTTGGGATTATGCATTTTTGGATGCAAAGGCATTTGTGGCAAAGTATGGAACCCATGATATAGAGAAGCTTCTTGCCGAGGCACATGATGGAAGAAGTAATCAATAAGCTGTGGGTAGGCGGCGACACTGACTACAACAAGTTAAAGGGTAGGTCGGATTTTTCATTTCTTAGATGCTGTAAGGATGGTCCCGGAAGCCATAAAGAGACAGTGGGATACACTACACGTGGCGCACCAAAGGGACCAGAGTATTTGGCGGCTGTGCGTGGTCACAGGATGGCTCTTAACTATATTGACAACGATGATCCTAATTATATTCCAGAAGAAATGATAAAAAAGGGATTGCGGTTTATCGATGCACAGTTAGCAGAGGGACGTAGAATTTTGGTTGCGTGTAACGCCGGGCGTTCACGCGGGCCTACGATGGCGATGCTTTACTTGAGGAGTATTGGCGAGTTGCCATACAACTTTGTACAAGCTCAGAGAATTTTCCACGGGCTTTATCGGAATTATGACCCCGACATTGGGGTACACACATGGGCTAAACAACATTGGGGAACACTTAATTGTTGGATAAGGGGAAGTGGCGGCCCAACAGGATTGGTGGAACAAAATGGCTAATGGTCCCGCAGATAGCTTGTCTAATACTTTAAAAGACACACTCATAAAGCCTGTGAAAACAGTCATTGACACGGTAGATAAAATTATACCAGATTCTTGGACTGGAAAAAAGCCTGTAGACACATCTTGGCATGATCAACAGGTGCGCGAAGCTAATAAATCATTTGGCGTAAAGACCGACCAAGATTCTTCTGGTTCGTCACAACCGGTGCAACCCGTAAAGAAAACTACACCGGCTCCTAAAAAGTATCACAAAGGTACCGACTACGTTCCTGAGACTGGCCCCGCTGTTCTTAAAAAGGGTGAGGCTGTGTTGAACACAGCGGACGCAGGTAAATTCAGAGAGGCAAAAAACAAAATGGCAAAAGATTGGTCAGGAAATGCCAAGGATGGCCTTGCCGGCAAGACTGGTGAGAAGCCGCCCAAAAAGATTAGCCATATCGTCCATCATAAAATACAGGGTGGTGGGCATCACTTTGAGCATCATCATACACATCCCGATCATCATCCGGTGGAGCATCATTATGCTGCCGATGATGATGGTATGGTTCATCACATGTTGACTCATGCCGGTACTCCGAATCCCGGAGAAGCCGAGGCTGAGGCTGGTACCCCGGAAAATTATCAGCCCGGCGCGTCACCGAATGCGGCTATTGAAGCTGCTGCATCACCGGCTGCAATGGCTGGTCCTAGTCCTGCTGCTAGTCCTGCTGCTGGACCTACTATGGGAGCATAAAATGGCAGAAGAGACAGTAAAACTTAGTAAGCACCGCGTGGTTATGCACTTAGCGAAGGGCGGCCTTCATAAGGCGCTGCATGTTCCTGAAGGGGAGAAAATTCCTGAAGATAAACTAGAAGCAGCTACCAATAGTTCTAATCCGCATGTAAAATCGATGGCGGTTTTGGCAAAAAACATGAAAGGTTGGCATCACGGCGGGTAACTGATAGGAAAAACCATGAACTTGGAGGAGCTTAGGCGGGTAGCGGCAGAGTGTCGTGCGAATGAACACTATCAGTATTATCGGCTTCATGACGATAATGAACCTGACGGCGAATTCATGCAGCTTTCTGTTCGTAGTTTCCAGAGGTTATCAGACGAACAACAGTGTGCAGTTTTTGATAGTTGGCATAAATTTCTTTCTGAATCTGGTGACCATGCGGAACAGGTTAATGCGACCGGGGAAATGATGAGACTGCGCTTTTTGGCGCAGACTAATTTATATTTCATGTGCAAGTTGTTGGTTATATACGGTCAGGTTACGTTAGGCGCACATGAGTATATATGCAATAGTTTTTTTGTGCAGAAAGACCCCACTCTTCCTACGTTTCGTGCGTTTGCAGATGGTTACGGTGACCTGAAAAGTCGCTTGCTTTTGGTTCCTCGTGGTGGATTTAAGAGTTCTATTGACATTGCTGATTGTGTACAGTGGATTGTTTGCTATCCAGAGATAACTATAGCCATTATGACCGGAGTGTTCAAGCTCGCTACTGATTTTATTTCGGAGCTTAGAGCGCACTTTATGATGGAAGATAGCGGGAGCATAGACGAAACCACAAAAAAGCCTATTTATAGGCCATGTAAGGTTTTGGACCGCGTTACGGGAGATAAAGAGACCAGTATTTTTCAAGTTTTGTTTCCTGAACACTGTATTCCTCCCGGTGAAGGTATTCAAACAGAGTTTCAAACCGCTGCTGCTGGTGAGATAAGGGAACCGTCAGTACGGTCGGCATCTATTGAACAAGCTTTGTCTGGTGCGCACTATTGTCTTTCTCCAGATACTTGGGTCTATACCGAGGATGGTGTAAAGCAAGTTAAGAACTTTCAAATTGGAGACAAAGTTCTTACTCATAAAGGAAGGTACAGGAGGGTTGTTGCATTAAAAGAAAGATTATCAGATAGAGTAACAATCACGTTTAAGAAGATTGGAGCGTTCCCGGTTACTTGTTCGGTTGACCACCCGTTTTTGACAGACCAGGGTTGGGAAGATGCTGAAAATCTAGTAATTGGAACAAAAATTATGAGACCTGTTGTAAATGAATCTCCCTCATCCCCTATACCGCAGTTAGAATCTGTTTATAATATGTTTGGTTGGTTTATTGCAGAAGGTTCTATTCGTAATAATCAGGTTCAATTTTCAGGCAATATCGATGAAACTGAGGTTTTTGAAAATTTAGGAAAACTTTTTGTTGCATATGGAGCAGATAGTTATAGAATAAAGCAGGTTTGTGATAGAGGGATTGTTCTTTATATACGAAAGGCACCAAAAGTTTTTACTGATGTTTTTCGGTCAATGTATGTTGGGCCATGCAGGAAAAATATACCGGCATGGTTAATAAATTCTCCAAGGGAATTATTGATGGCCCTTGTTCGTGGGATGTGGTCTGGTGATGGAGATGACCGTGGTAGCCTGACAACCATATCAGATGAAATAGCTGCCGGTGCTTTAATGATAAAGCAAAAACTCGGTTTGCAACAGTCTTGCAGCGTGGCCGTTAAAGAGAATCATACTTTGCGTGTATGGGGAAATGTAGGACTATATGAAGGAAAACCAACTAACCCAAGAAACGGAAGCGACACATCTATTGTTGAAAGTGTAGACCGTGTTGGTGTGGGTTCTGTTATTTCTGTTCAGATAGAAGAGGACGAAACAATTTGCATAGTTGGTGCAGTTACACATAACTGTGTGATGAAGTTGGATGACGTGGTTACAAACGAAAACAGTTTGACCCTTGATCGACTTGCAAAAGTTAACAGGCAAATAGGCATCAATAAAGCTCTAATGCATCCGTATGGTTTTCTGGATGTTATTGGTACGTGGTATGATGAGCACGATTATTACGGCCAGATGATTTCCAAAGAGATTTCAAGTGCAGAAAGACATGGTTTGCAAGGCAACATACGTGGTTCTATTGACAGCGGGCAATTTGATAGTGCGGTTTTGGCAAAGGTACACCTTCGTGCTGCGCTTTGGCTCACAGATGAAGCCAAACGACTAGGTAAGATTGAGGAAGAGACAGTAGCAAGTGATTGGGTTATTTGGTTTCCTGAACTTCTGTCATATGATACATTGATGGGTTTGAAGGAACAAGACCCCGATGTTTTTCCAATCAAGTATCTCAATGATCCGCGTCAGGTGCATAAGATAAAGTTTCCACGTGAACTTTTGATGCGCCGTACAATTCCACAGATACAACTTCCTCAACAGGGAGTGATTGTATCGGTAGTAGATGCTGCGTATTCTTTGAAGTCATGGGCAGATTACACTGTGATTATTACTGCCCTGATTTATGGGGGTAGGTTTTACATCTTGAATATGGTCAGGGGACGGTTTAATGAGTATGAGTTGCCGTCTGTGATCGCGGCTATTGGTTTGAAGTGGAAGCCTAAGAGGATATGTATCGAAAACTCTGTGGGCGTGAAGTGGATTAGTCCCGAGTTGCGACGGGAAATGCAGAAGCTACAGATTTCCATTCCTGTTGAGTTCGTGTCGCTTGGGTTAGGTACTAAGGCGAAATCAAAGCAACTGAAAGCAAAACCAGTGCTTCGTTTGTTGGGGGATGAGCGACTATATTTTTCTAAATCCTGCGAAGGGTTGGAAGAAATCTATAACGAGATGGAGCAGTTTACCGGCACTAGCGATGACGTTCATGATGACATAGTGGATGCATTGTCATTACTGGTTAGTCAGTTTAGCGCGTATGCGGATATGGGTAGTAGGTTAGAAGTAACCAACGTAGATTATGCCGCCCACCAGAGAGAGGCTGAGCTTTCGGATTTGGTTTACTGTACTGGAAAATATTCGTATTTGAGTAGTAATATGGCGGCTGACGATAACCCACGGACGGCTTTTCAAGTTGAACAAGCACAGGCTGTGCAAGAGCCTGAATCCATTGATCCGTTTGCTGATTTGATGGGGTAGGAAGCTAAATGGCAGATTTGGTAAAAGATGGTAACGAAGGTCGGTCATTAACACCCCAAGACTACGGTCCCGGTGCGGTCCTAAAGACATTTGACGCCGACCTAGCTTTGGTTACGGGCGCTGCCCGTAGGGCAGAGTCATTCATTACGAATAAGCAGTGGAACCTGCTTTGGCGTGATGCCGATTTGCTTTATCAGTCGCCCCGTCCTTTGACGGTATATGAAAATACTTATATCCTTGAGCCTAATGTGCAGCGATTCACAGTAGCCAAGGTTTTGAACGCCGTGGTGCCGCAGTTGTACAAGGGTCTTTTTTATACTGACCCTCCTTTTCTGCCGCGCCCTCGTCCGGGAACTTCTCAGAAAGTGGTGGATGCCAAGAAAACGCTTGCATCCGTGTTGCTCGATGAGTGCAACTTTAAGGCTGAGGTTCGCGCCGGGCTTGAGTGTATGGGTTTGTTTGGAACAGGTATTTGGAAGTGGGGTATTGATTATAAAGAAATAGAGACTATAACTAGAGAGCCAGATTCCGCTATTGCGTCCACTGGTAATACTGCTCCCGGAGCACCTGCCGAACAAGTTACCGTTCACAAGGATACGCCGCCAAAGTTAATCAGAAAAACGCGCATAGTGCCGAGACCGTTTTTTGAGTCGCGTCCTTTGGATAAGGTGCTGGTTGATCCTAAAACTTATATTGGTGACATTCGTCACGCACGGTATGTAATTGACGTGCGTTATGTAGATTTTTACGACATTGATAAAATTCGTAAGGCTCTCGCTGAATTACCGGAAGATCATCCTGACCGTAAAGGTTGGAGATTCCCGATGGACGAAAAGGGTCTTATGTCGTGGTGGTTTCCACCTAACCAGAATTCCACGGCAGCGCCTCTGGCAGTCGAGTTAGCAGCCGAAGCGAAGGGGTTTGTTCACCATGCTCAAGACGCCAATGTACAGGCTACTCCTGATATGCTGGCAACCAAGAAAGAGTTACTTGAGTATTGGGATAAGGGACGCAAGATTTTCGTTCTGAGTAGAGAGCACGTTATGTACTCGGGCGATAATGAGTTCAAAAAGGTTCCGTTTCTTTCTGCAAATTGGTGGAATAGATCAAGGGCGTTTTATGGCATGGGTCTTGGGTTGATTGTTGGACAGAATCAAAGAGTTGACCAAGGTACAATTAACTCTATTCTTAAAATTCTGTCATTTGGTATTAACCCTGTGTATCTTCGTAGGAGAGATTCAAACGCACCGACGCAAATGATGCGTACAAGTATCGGCAAGATTTTTACGGTAGATGCTCCTTCTGATGGAGATTTGTCGAAGGTTTACAAGTTACTTGAGACACCAAAGGTGCCGGATGGCATTTGGCAAGCACTAGGAGAATCCGAGAAAGCAACAGAAAGTTCCTCTGGTGCCGATCAAGCACTTGTGCAAGGATCAACAGCCGGGCCTAGAAACGGCATGGGCCGCACTGCTGGTGGTGCTGGCATTCTGGCGAATGCTAGTGCGACTCGCTTGGATGGACCGTTAGATAATTTTATAGACCAAGTGTTTTTGCCATTCATGTATATTCTTGATGGTTTGATTTTTTGCTATCTCTCTGATGCCGAGATTTTCAATATTCTTGGCGATGAAATGGGCAAGGATTATGAACTCAACTTTAAGGAATTCCATGACGGTCGTGTTGAGTATGAGATTCTTGCTGGTGCAAGCCTTGCGGCAAAGCGCACCATGGCACAGTCAATGATGTTGATTACTCAGTTTCTTGAGAATCCGGGTGTGCAGGAAAATCTGGCTGACATTAACGGCGAGTACATTGATTTCAAACCGATCTTTAGTATGTGGATGGAAGCGACTGAGTGGAAAAATAAGCAAGACATTCTCAAGCCGCTTACGCCTGAAATGTTGCAACGTAGGCAACAGAAGTCCCAAGCGGCCCAAGCGCAATCTAAAGCGGCTATCACTGCTCAGAGTAATCAGCAGAAATTCTTACAGAAGTCTGCTTTACAGCAGCAGTCGGCTGACGATAGAATTAAACGCGACCTTGTTGTAGCTTCATTCAGGGATAGTTCAATGAGCGAAGCTACTGAGGGCGTTCCATCTACGGGTGGACTTGAGGGTATGATGCCCTCAGTGGTCTAATCATTTGACCGGAGGAGGGAAAGGTTAAATGCAGGACGAGAAAGCATATTTTCCAGAAATCACATTGACAGACGATGAACGGGCACAGTTGATGCAAACTATTACAACTCCCGGTCAAGTAGTTTTCAATAAGATTTTCAAATCTGTAGTTGATGGTTACACTACTTATTTGTTAAACACGCCAGAAAACGACAAAGACTTACTTTTTGCGCGTTTTTTGATGAGTAAGGTAGCTGCGCAATTGTTTACGTCACTGGTCAATCATGTGAACTCTGAAATAGCGACGTATAAAGAGTATATGGCACAACATAAGTCTAATACTCCCTCAGACGACACTGAGGGCGTGTTGGATATTGGTGAGCGTCCTAGTACACCAGATGACGTGGAACGTGACGAATCACTTGATCTGCTTATTGAAGGAGGAGTTTAATGGCAGAGAACGTAGATAATAACGCCGTACAGGACGGTGAATCACAGGTGCCTGTAGTGGCCGAGACCGTTGCTGTTGCACCAGTTGAGCTTCCTGAACTTCGGTATGTTTATCAGCCTAAAGATGAGGAAGGCAGACCACTCGGAGCAAAGCAGGTTATCAAGTATAGGACTTCTGAAGAGTTGGCAGATAAGTTGGCGGAACAGAACACGCTTTTGGTTAGAAAGTTGCGCTCTGTTACGCGCCAGAATCGTCTTGGAACTGCGGAAGCTGATGAAATTCCTGCCGAGTCTGCTAAGTTTGCTGAACCTATTTCATTTAAGCCGGTTACTCTTACTGATGAGCAGAGAATACAGATTTCTCGTGATTTGCTAGACCCTGAAAAGTTTGACGAAGCTAGTGATGCACTGGTTACTGCTAAATTTGGTGTGCAGCCTGAGAAGATTATAAAGACTCTTGCAGAAGTGCAGGGCACGAATATTCGTATTCTTGCCAAGATTGAGTCTGATGCGTTTGTAGCTGCCAATCCAGATTATGTTAAGTGTAATGGCAATTTTGAGGCTATTACAAGTTGGATGGTGCGTTACGATTTGGCTCCAACAAGGGAGAATTTTCAACTGGCTTATGACACGTTGAAAAAGTCTGGTGTTTTGGTTGTGAGTTATACGGATGTTCCTGAAGATGAGCGTCCAGTGCAGGCGGTTCCTGTTGTACCGGTGCAAGCGGTTCCTGTTGTTGAGCCTGTTGTGCAAGCGGCACCAGTACCAGCACCAGTGGTAGAACAGACTCCCGATCTTACGCCGGGTACTGCTCATATTCCTACTGGATTCAATCGTGAAAACTCTGATTCATCTGCGCCCATTAAACCCTCTGATGACGAAGTTGTTTATGAGGTTTTGGTGCGTGGTGAGAAAAAGTTATACAAAGGATTGTCGGCAATCAATGCCATGCCGTCCGAAGTATACCGTAGATGGATTTTGAGCGATCCAAAGAATGTCGCGCTTGAGGCAAGGCTTGAACAAGAGGCTGAGTCTCGTAGGCGTGCGAGGGCGCAAGCCCAACAATAAGTTTCATCCCACTATATTTATATAGTGGTCCAGATTCTTTAGGGAATCGGGAAAGATTTGAATGATTCGGCAGTCGGATTACTGTACGGCATTCCCTAATTATGTGAGAGGCACACTCGGTCAAATCCCTGATCGAAACGGTTACGAATGTAGTCGGATTACTACTTTACGGGCCGCACACATAGAGGGCGGTAACGCTACCTATCTTATGGGAGTAGGAGAAGGTTAAGGCGTACCTGTGTGTGAGGAAATTCACAAATGGCATATACTCCTGCTGGAAACGGCCAAGCCCAACTTCCGCAGTCTACTGTCAAGTTCTACGATAAACGATAATCTTGTCGTAGTAAAACTGCCTCTAATTGACTTGAAAGCTGAAATGCCAACAAGGGCGAAGCCGAAAGGCACGCTGAGAGACTAAATGAGATGGCGCGTAAAACAAGAACACCAGAACAGATAAAACAATATCAAGCGGATTGGCGTAAACGCAATCGGGTTAAGATGCGTAAGTATGCCAAAAAGTACCGTGATGCACACAGAGATGCACCGGCACACCTTGAGCGCAAGTATGGGATAACGATTGCGGACAAGGAAAAAATGTATGCAGACCAAAAAAGTTTGTGTGCAGTGTGCGGCGAACCAATGGCCGATGTGTTTGACAGAAATTGTCAAGTGGATCATGACCATGTTTCTGAAAAAGTTCGCGGACTTGTTCATTGGTATTGCAATATACTGGTTGGTGTAGTGGAGAATCATCCAACATTGTTGGAAAAGATATATGCATATCTTAATCTTCACGATACGCGATGCGATAGTCCGATCATACAGGAATGAAAACTGTATGAAGTTAGCAGAAATGTCTAGCTTTGTCCGAGTTTCGGGCAATAACATTGTTGAAGAAATTTCGTGAGAACCTGAAAGCTCAGACTCCGTTCGTGGCTTGTTCCGAACGTCTGGACTTGCCAAGGAATGCCGGTAACCAGTACGAGATGTTCATGTATGTTCCGCTGATTGCTAATACCACTCAGACTACGGAAGGTACTGTGGGCACTTCGATTTCTGTGTCCGTCCTGAATACGACTGCAACCATCGGTGAATACGCTGATTACGCGAACTTCTCTTCGCTGTCTCTGGCTACGGCTATTGACAATACGGTTGAGAACGTTGCCCGTGAAATGTCGTATCGTCTTGGTGAGTCGCTGAGTGGTCTGGTTCGTGCAACTGCTGATGGCGCTTCTGCTGTTGATTCAAGCGTGTTGGTGAAGTTGCCCGCTACCAGCACTTCGAGCTTTACGACTCTTAGCCTTAACGCTATCCGTAATGCTGTTCAGAGCCTTGCTGGTCGTTCTGTCCGTCCGTTTGACGAAGCATCAAAGATGTTTTGTGGTGTGATCCACCCATTCGCTGTTGGTGATGTTGTGTCAGACTCGACAAATGATTCGCCTATCGACATTTTGAAGCATACCCCTGTGGGTCTTGCTCGAATGGAAGATTTGGTGTCTACTGACTTGACTGAAATGATTGAGCTTCCGGGTTCCGGTGTTCAGTTCTTCCAGACCAATCAGGTTACCATTACCCCGAATTACAATGACGGGACTCATGGTGCCATTACTGGTCTGTATGCGCTGCGTACCTACATTTTCGGACGCGATGGCATTTTCAGCATTAAGCTTGGTGCTCAAGGTGATACCGAGTTTGGTGATGGTGAGTGGCAGAACATCAACTGTAACATCGTGCAGAATGCTGAGCCGACTGTTGCCGATCCCGAAGGTTTGATCCCCGGATGGACTTCTTACAAGGTCCACTTTACGACCAGCCTTGGACCGGATACTACGGTTCGTATTCGTGAAATTGACGCAGCTTCGGCAATTTCGTAAGCAATCAAACAGAGTAGACCGGCGCGTAAGGGCTTAGCCTCTCGCGTCGGTTCTACGCTGCGTAAAGGAGAAATAAATGGCACAACAAACTGATGGTTTGGGAGTTGCCGCGAAGATTGCAGTTGCAGGAAACGTTAATGCTGGTGTAGTTACTCCGGGTTATAATAACGTTGTTTTGTCTCTAACGGCTGCTGGTGGTTATCCAGAGACTTATCAACTTGATCCTAATCTTAAGGATGCATCTGGTAACGAGCTTGCTCTTGGTACTGTGTATGCTCTAAGTTCTGCTGGAACTGGTAACGGTGTTTATGCCGGTACATTCCCTGATGGTGGGTCTAGCGGTCTTGTTGGTACACAAGTTGTTGTCGCTGGTTTTTCTACGGCGGAAAATAACGGTACGTTTTCTGTTTCGGCGTCTAGCACTACGTCTATCACGACTAATAATTCTAGTAGCGTGGCTGAGACTAAGGCTGCGACGGCAGAGCAACAGTTTATACTTACCGGTACTACGGGCGCTGCTTCGGGTGGTGCAACGGTTTACATTGGTGTGTTTCCAAACGGTGCTACTAATGCACTTGCAGGAAAAACATATACAGTGACCGGATTTGTGGCACCGTATACGGCCAGCAATGGTACGTATATTTGCACGGCATCTTCAACTACTCGTCTTACCCTTGAGAACGCTAACGGCGTGGCTGTTACGGCTGCGGCACTGGCGACATTACAGGATCAGAGTAACTCTCTTACCTATGTGTCGTATAGTCCTGCGGCGGCTACAGTTAGCTCTAAAGGTCTCTTGACTGCGGTTGCAGAGGGTGAATCGGTTGTGGAGGTATCGTATCCTGCGTTTGACAACTCTGCTCCTGCAATTGTAAGCACTGGTCAGACAGGCGGCGTAACTAACCCAATGAACGGGCTTCCTAGCAACAAGATTTACGCGGAAGTCAATGTACAAGTCGTAGCCTAACTTCACTAACATTATATGGAGGAGTGTAATGGACAATGAAAAAGGTTTCGATGAAATAAACGACGAGCATGACGTGGTACGCGGACACAATCGCGTACTGCGTCGTGTCGTTAGTCTTTTGAGGAAACGTGTCAGGCATGGAGATGAGCGGGCCGATGAAATATTCTTGGCCCTGTGTGACACTAACCCTGCGGCAGAACAGGCAATGGGGGAACTGTGGGGGAGTGGCGAGTTTGATTGCGGCCCACAGGATTATAGTTATATGATCGAGCGTTCTATTGAGGCAGTAAGAAAGCTCAATAAGATCGAAGGCCACACGAACTCTCAACCTGTAACCGCAGAATAAGTTTATAGGTAACATGTTTCCGTTATAAGGTGGATTACCATGTTAACGGGTAATATATTACCTTTATTGGCCCTGTGTCCATTTTAGGATGAATGCGCAACAGGTCCACGGCATACTATGTGCAACGTTAGTTGGCCGAACATTATAGTATGTCGTATGTGTTTCGCCCAAGGAGGTTGGCGTGGAACCAAACATGACGGGACAAGGCACACGTCTTAGTGAAAAGGCACCTTGGGAAACATATGCTTCTGAGTTGGATTTGAAGTTATCACCGGAGCTTGAGTCTGCGGTGAATGCATATGCCGAAAGGCGTTATGAGCTAGAGGAAACTTCAAATCAGAATAAGGAGCTACTTGCGGAGCAGCGTGAGATAAATAGGGAAGTTGCCAAAGAGTATCAGTGGTTGAGCGAGGATGAGTATAAAGACCATGATGCTAGGATTGGCATATTAATGAGTCATGCTGACTTGATTAATAAGCTTCGCAAGGCTGGTGTACGTTGTCATTATCGTCAACATCCTCACCCCGATAAGGCTACTTTGTATGTGATTCATCATGGCGAAGAAAAAGTAGCTGCATGGGTACAAATCAATGGTATCATGCCAGAGTACGAATTTGTTAACTTTGACGAAAGGGGTGTCGTGGTAAATACGCGACGGAGGGGTTGGAGAACGGTTCTTTTGCAGATGATCCTAAAAGGATTTATCACAGAAGAATTGGCAGAAAAAACTTTTGGACCGGCACGCGGACCAGCTTCCAACCGATACAATGCCACATTGTATGCGATAAGGAATGGACAGGCTAAGGCAGTTTAAGCCGGATATGGAGGAGAAAAATGTCAGGTAAAAGTGTAGCCGAACTTGTCGCCCCGGTTTCTACGGGCGCGGTTGAGGCTGTTGTGGAAGCGCCCGTATCAAAGGTAACGCTTACTAAAGATGAAATTGAGGCACAGGCCCTTGATCTTGAATTAAAACGTTATGAGCTTCTTGAAAAGAAAGCCAATCTTGAGGATATTAATGAGCGCCTTGCTGAGCGTCAGATGAGGCGTCATAATATTCGTCAGTTGGCGACTACGAATGGGGCAACCATTAACGTTACCCTGCGCGATCAAGCTCAAGTGCAAGGACGATGCAACCACCGTAAAGGTGGAAACAGTATGAATGAGGTTATTACTGGTCAGGGTACGTCAGTGTACTTCGCCCTGATGAAGCATCGTATGCTGAATGGAGACTTGTGGATTCGTTGCTTGCGTTGTGGCAAGACATGGAAACCGCCGGTTCGTAGTTCGTACCCAAGCGACGTGAAGTATCAGGAGGCTGTGGTGGAATATGAGGCAGCAAAGATGTTGCCTACAAACAATTCTCCCTCTTCGTCCTATACGTTTGCTTTCTCGGATGGTGGTCAACACTTCCGCGAGGTAACCAAAGACTCGACATTACGGTAACATAGTGTTTCCGATGCTGGCCCTGAACTAAAAATCGGGGCCAGTTTTGTCGTTTTTGTACAAAGGTTTGGTAGATGAACAGCACAATAAGACTTCAAGATATAGTTGATGATGCTCAGTCTTTGGGTGACACTGCTCCTGCTCTTGCTACGGGCGGTCTCTCTGATGCCCCTGCATTGTCTATAGCTACTGATGTAATGTCAGCTATGGTTAATGGTGGTCCCGGTGGTGCTCCATATAATTGGAAGTGGAATAGGTTCAATGCCCCCGCGTTTCCCACTATCAGCTATCAACAGGATAACTTTATACCGGGACTGGTAAATCTTGGTTGGATTGAGAGCGCATGGGCATCTAACATCAATCAAACATCCATTCCAAAACAGAAGCAGCAACTTGAAGTTCATCGTGATCTTCTTATTACCTATGACCAGACAGGTTATCCGGGAAAGCTCTGCTGGATTCCAAACAGTACGGCTCAGACTGGTACGTGGGGTGCTGCCCCTCTTGGTCCTACTGTTCTAAATCCATCCGGTGCGGTTACATCTATAGGCACTAATCCAAGCGGATTGCAGAATCCGGGTCCGAATGTAGTTTATACGAATCCCCTTGGTATACCAAATCAACCAATCAACGCTACTACGTGCATCAAAGACCCCAACGGCAATCTTTGGGTGTTGACACAGTTTGGTACGTGTGGCAGTGTGCAGCCTATTTGGCCCGCATCCCCTGTTTATCCATCATTTCAAAGTCCAAATACGGTCGCTACCACTGTTACTGATGGTACGTGTATATGGACTGCAATCAATCCGTCTGGTATGGCATTTAGATTGAATCCCATTCCTCCTCAAACTGGTATTTGTTGGCTAATTCAGGCAGTATGTCAATGGAAAGCGCCTAGATTTACATCTATTACTCAATATCTTGAACCGGTGCCGGATGATTTCGCTACGTTCTTTAAGCAGGGGTTCTTTGCTGAGTGCTATCGTCGCAACCCTGATGCTAGGGTACGTGCGAAGTATACATTGGAACGTCAGTTATTTTTGGATGCTCTGGATAAGTCTGTCAAACAGGCCGACAAAGAGCAAGATGATGTAGGTTTCTATCCGGGTCTGTCCATTATGGAGACTGGAATTGCTGTTAATCCTATCAACCCGGCCTACCCGTTCGGGGCATGGAATACAAACTAAAGGACTTAGATGTAAAATGGAGGAGAATGGTTATGAAGAAGTTAATCACGAAGTTTCTTTTTGGGGTTGCTATTTTTATAGTAGGAACCCTTGGTTTTGCATCTGCGCAAAGTCCAGAGGTTATTGCTAAGGCATATGATAACACCTATCACACTGCCCAAATGACTGCGGCGGATAAAAGTTTGTGCTCTGCTACGGCTATTGGACCACAGGCGCTTTTGACTGCTACGCACTGTGAGCTTCCTAGTAACCAGCTTACTTTGCAGGGAAAAGGTAATAATCCTGATATAACAGTGATTATTGATAAACAAATTCGTGATGGTTCCGATCACACTATACTGTTGATTTCTGGGTACAAATTTCTATCGTATGCTTTGGTAGACCTTGAGCATAAGTTTGATTTTGGTCAGGATGTGTTCATTATTGGTAATCCTCATGGTTTCTCCAATGTATTCAGAAGGGGTTATGTAGCTGGATCATCCTCATTTAGTGGTTTTACTGAGGGTATTATACCAGAGGTTCTTCTCGAAATACATACTGGTGAAGGAGACAGTGGGGCAGCTATGTTTGATGCGAATGGAACCGTGATTGGCTTAATTGATGGTAATGATATACACGGAAATTCTCTAGATGACCCGCAGAGGTTTGTTATGTCTTATGCCCTTGTGTTCACTCTTACGCCCGACCAAATTAAAGAAGCTGTTGCGTATTCAACGGTTAAATAAGGACAGGTAATGAAAAAGAGCGTAGGGGAAGAAGTGTACAGTTTTTTGAAATCCTTTCCAACTGATGTGTTGATTCAAGTCGTCAGGGCTGTACATCCGGACGCAAAGATTTTAGAGATTGAGCACAATATTGTACTGCAAGGCAAGCGCAAAGAATGGCAGATAGTTTCTGGTGATCAGCGTACACTTTATGCAACTTTATCCCTTATAGGGGAGCGAGAGGCATGGTTGAATGCGGTGCAGCGCGTGTGTAAGGAAAAGTGGCCCATGGCTGCTAGGGAAATTATTCAGGAAGGTGTGTAATGGCTAATTCAAGTTTCACATTGCTAAACACGATGGAATGGGCTAAAAGGCTTAATTTTGGTCGTAGATCGGCAATCGGGAACTTTCTTGAACCGGCGCTTACGGGTGCCAACCTAATCATGCAGACTGTTCTTGGGCCTCCGTTTGAATGGTATTGGAATCGGGTTGTAACAGGTTTTATATGCACTCCCGGTCAGCAGGATTACAAGATAGTTAATTGGCAAGCATCTACTGCATATGCCAAGGGAATTCTTTGTGTAGACAGTAATGGTAACTGTCAGCAGGTTACTACGGCTGGTACGAGTGGAAGTGGTTTGCCAAGTTGGAACGTTACTACTGGTGGAACTACTACGGACAACGGCGTTACGTGGACAAATCTTGGACCCATATTGGGAGCTACTTCTGTTGCTCAGCCTATAAGTGTTTCTTCCACATACACTATGGGATTTGTTGAGCACGCCTCAGTGTTGGATATTACATCTACGCCTAACAAGTGGGTACAGATTACCAACATGATGGATTTGGCGCGGGATTCTGCACAGGGCCGTCCTAGATTTGTTTCAGCGCAAGCTGATGATGGTAACGGAAACATAACATTCCGTGTGATGCCGGTACCCGATAAGGCGTACCCTGTTACTATTACATTGCAGCAAAAGCCGCTAATCTTTACGTCCGTCAACCAAACGTGGACGCCTATTCCAGATGAATATCAGAGAATATACACGTGGGGCTTTCTTTCTCTTATGTGGGCGTTTGCCGATGATCCGCGTTTTACACAGGCCAATCAGAAGTTCGTTGCACAGTTGCTCGCTACGGCTGAGGGACTTGACGAAACGAAGAAGAATATCTTCCTGCAAGGTTGGCAAGCTATTACCGGGCAGCCGGTAGAGAATGCCGCCAGAATGCAACAGGGTGGTCAGGCACGGGGTATGTAATGCTGCGAGTGGACTTTCCAATTACGGTGTTTTATGCCCCATCGGGAGCGCCCCTTGCTTACGGATATGTTTATATAAGTCTTACCGATGATGCCTTGTCTCCTGATGGTCAGATTTGTGGTAACCTACCTCTTAAGGTTGCTCTTGACGGTACAGGAACAATGATAGTTGTCCCGCAGGTTTATCCATGTGTCTCGTTGTTACCTGATGATGTGCTGTACTCGCTTACAGCGTATACGTCTACCGGTGAGATGGTATCTGGTCCTGAGTTCATCGTTGTTTAAGGTGTGAAGAATGTCAACAAAAGTGCAAATCACGGGTGGAGCCTTTCAAGATGCTGCCGGTAATCTTTTGGTTAATGGGTACTTGCTGTTTGTCTTGAGCCAAGATGGGCTTGTAAATGGTACATCACAGGTTGCGGCTGGACGCGAGATTATGGTAAATCTTGACGCAAGTGGTAACGTTTCTACGTCTCCTGCACAGTATCTTTGGCCCAATGATGTTATTGTACCAGTGAACACATTTTACACAGTGTCGGCGTATACTTCTAAAGGTCAACTAGTTTGGGGTCCGAATTCGCAGCAGGTTCTTAGCTCTCCTAGCCCATATAATATTACTGTGTGGGTGCCATCATCGGTCAATCTCCTTGAGGGAAACGTAACGACCTATGACATTGGGCTGTTTTTTCCGGGTCAGTATGTAGCTAATCAAACCGTGCTGCTCCTTCCAATTGAAAGGGCAGTACGCTTTGCACCGGCATTTGCTCCTAGTGTTGCAGCGTGCGGCGTACACCCCACATCAAGCACGGTTTTTTCCATCAAGAAAAATGGAACACAAGTGGCGACGTTGACTTTTGCGACTGACGGCACATCGGTGTTCGCGTCGGCAGTTGGCGCGGCGTTCAATGTCGGAGATGTGTTGACGATAATTGGACAAGCGGTGCCAGACGCGACGTTGGCTAATGTTGGCGTCACACTTAGCGGAGTGGTCGTGTAATGTCAAGCAATCTTTCCATAACATCTACGGCAACAGTGAACAATGCTGCGGTTATCTCTGTTGGGCCAACAAACGGGGCATCTGCAAGCGCGACAAACACCAGCGGATCAATGGATGTATCTGGTGTGTTTCCCCCGTTTAATCTTTTTGAAGGCGTTCACACCGTTCTTGGTTGGAGTGGTTTTCAGTGGCCAACCCTATTTGCCGGTGTCACAGTTGACTCCATAGTTCCTGTTATAGTTTATAGTGGAGCGTTGAGCAATGATGACAAAGATGCGCTTGCTTTCTTTGCTCCCGGAAGTTTCCCAACCTTACCCTCGTCTGGTACGTGGATAGGGCCGAGCATTGGAAATACACAGGCCGATTTAGAAGCATTTTCCGTTGCATTCAGTTTTCAAGCTACACTGCAATTGTCCAATTATGTTGGCTCTTTCGTGGTGGAGTCTATTGGACTCAGAATTTTGTTGACGGTTCCGGGACAAACATCCGTGGGCATCAACATTGGCAACACAAAGCCATTGGGTTCATAGGTATCATCGCTTGTTGGAGGAAAAATGTCAATTTTATCAAAGGAAAGAAAGAAAGAGCGGCACAAAGAAGTTGACAGACTATCCAAACGTAAGTGGTATAAGGACAACAAGGAAGAAAGCAAAAGAAGGGTTAAGGAATGGCAAATGCGCGACCCTAAAAAACACAATATTCGACAGGCTACTTATCGCAAGTCACATCCAGATAAATTATGGATTGGGGCTGTAAAACAAAGGGCCAAGGCGCGTGGAATTGAGTTTTCTATAACCGAAAAAGATATTGTTATCCCGGAATTCTGCCCTATTCTTGGAATACGGTTGTACCGTGTTGGTGGACAATCCAGTGATAATTCACCTAGCATTGACAGAATTGACTCAACTAGGGGGTACACAAAGGACAACATACAGGTTATATCTACCAAGGCTAACAAGCTGAAAAACAGCGCCTCATTGGAGGAGTTAGTTATTCTTGGAGAATGGGCTAAAACTTTGATACTTGAGGGCGCACTGTAATGGCTAATGAACTAGGACTCAATGGGGCACAGGATAGAAATTCTCCCACTAGATTTGCGCCCATTTATACTGGTCGTTGGTCATCCGGCATTTGGACTAATCGCAGCCCACTAAGGGACGCCACGACTAGCCGTATTGTGGAAAAGTTTTATGGAAAAGCTGGCGATGCCCTTATTGCCGGTGGCAACACCGAGATTACGAACAGGCTTACGCTTGCGCGGCGTCCCGGTAACCCCGTGTTCGATGCAAATTCCTATGATTCCCCGCTATCGTACTACAGTTTCCGCACATTCAGCGCAACTCAGGAACAGATTTTGTTGATGGTTGACCAAGCTGATGCGTTGTACACCTTGTATCAAGGTACAAAAAGTACACTGTGGACGAAGAGTACGGGTGCCGGTCAGAGTTTCATGCAATCGGTTGGCAATACGCTGTTTTTTGCCAATGGTGTTGACAATAAAAAGTATCTCGACTCCTTGACAAAGTGGGCAGTTAATACACAGTGGAACACGGCTTTGACTCCGTACTTCACTACGTTTTTGATTGACCCAAACGGAAATATCCAGCAGCTTATGGCCACGGTTGTGCCTGTAACTGGTGTTTCTGTGGTGTCGAATGTGCTGACAATTACATCCTCCGAGTCGCCTCTTACGAGTGTTCTTGAGACTGGCATGGAGATGACGTTTCCTAACGGAATGGCGGCTACTTTCTTAGACAATCAAGTAGTCACCATAACGGGCGTTACGTCAAGCACTTTTACCGCCAACTTCGTTAACGACGATTACTCTGGTTCAGAATCGGGGATCGTTGCTACGGAGACTACTGGCGGCGCTAATCCTATTTCTGGCGGTACTGTTCCGGTTTGGAGCACGGTAGTGCCGTCTGCGTCCAACAATTTTCAGGGTGGAATTACCATCGACGGCATGATCCAATGGGTTAACCGTGGATCACCGGTTGAAAATTGGGGCATACAGCCGCCAACGGGAGTATTACAGCCTATAGTTGGTGCGTCGAACATTGCTTGGCAACCGAACACCTATTATTCCTTGCCGGGCGTTGTTGTGGATACCAATGGGAATTTGCAACAAGTCATAGGGATAGGCGTAAGTGATAGCACTGCCCCCACGTGGGCTACATCTGTGGGTCTTACAACAATAGACGGAACAGTTACGTGGAAGATGATTCAGACTGCTTCCTCTCTTGTTTGGCAGCCTAACACTGCGTACACCCCTACGCTACAGTTTTCGTTGACATCAGTAGCAGCATCTATAGGGAGCACCGCTGTATATACGGGGGCAATTACTAACGGGGCAGCTAGTGCTTACGCTGGAAAGACTTTTATAGTCACAGATTTCTCTAATACAGGAAATAACGGAGTATTTACTTGCAGTGCATCGTCTGCTAGTACGTTAACTCTTTCAAATTCTAGTGCCATTGCCGAAACCAATGCTGCTTCTGCTGTGGGTCAAGGTTCGTTTGTCATAGGGAATGCTTTTGGTACCAATTGTTTATTTACAGTGGTTCCAGCAGTTCAACCGTCAGTTACTGGGAATGTTAGCGCATATGTATTTCCCGGAAACGGGTCAGGCAATGTGGGTGTATTCACACAGACATTTCCTACAAGCATTGGAAGCGCCCTTGCGAGTGACACAACTTTGAACAGCCTTTCATTTGCAGGGTCACCATTGGGTGTGGGTGCTACGTTGAAGTGGAACACTGTTAATGGCGCCGGTACGATCATCGGGCAGACTGCCCCGTTTCCGGCATTTACCAACACTTATGCACTTATTATTTTGGGTGCCATGTATGTTCCTGTTGCCGGTACGTATACTTTTACTGTAAATCATCATGATGGCATGATTTGGGGAATGGGCAGCAACGGCGGGTCAACCCCGGTGCTTGTAAGTGGTACGAACAGTACAGCGGTATCCCCTCCGCAGACAGAAACAGCAGCAGAGGGCTACCCTGTTTTTGGAGGAACCAATAGAGGGCTAATGGGCGGTGGCACCTATAATGCCGGAACTAATACATGGTCTGGATCGCCGGTATGGACTGACACATTTACGGTGACGTTCCAAACTGCTGGTACTTATCCGTTTGAATTTGATTATGCCTATTGGTACCATTCTGGTCAACAGTTCAACATATTGGTAAATGGCTATCCTTTGGCTAACATTACGTCTGGAAGCCTTACAGGAACTAGTGGCTCTGTGCAACCAGTTTGGCCTTCTTGGACTACGCAGTTCGCTCCTAATTATCCAACCGTGACAGAGAACGGTGGCCAGTTGACATGGGAGAATTTAGGACCAGTTACAGACTTTTCTTGGGCAGCTAGTACAAGATTTACGTTGCCATCTACTACCATTATAGACCCGAATGGAAACATTGAGGCACCATATCGTACCGGCGTTAGCGGCTCTAAGGCTCCTGTTTTTTCTACTGGAATAAATGTCCTTACCTTGGACAATCCAAATTTGACGTGGATTAACCAAGGAACAGCGGGGTCAGCGCCGATAGGTACTGTAAGTACTTTCTTGGGCGGGTGGAAGTATGTTATATCCCTTGTAAACACGCTTGATAACACTGTTTCAAATTCTACTGATTTATCGGCTGCTACTGGGAACTTTATTGGTGCCGATGGGGTAACTATTCCCCCCGCTGCCGGGTTACCTGCGCTTTCACAGATTGACCCACAGGCTGATTATGTAGCCATTTTTAGAACAGTAGACGGGCAGAATATACCGTTGCTTATTCCGGGACAAGTTCCGGTTGCGGTGGGCACTCTTCCGTTGTCTGTGTATCTAACGGATGGATATGTTGACAAGACTCCCGACACGGGTTTGAATAACTTGATTCAGGCCCCATTCTCAGGGGAAAATACGCCACCGGATATAGGGGCACAAAATATTTCGTATCACATAAGCAGGTTGTGGTACTCGGTCGGTAACGTGGTATATTACACATCCGGGCCAGCTACACCGGCTGGAAACGGATTGAACGGAACACAGCCACTTATCAATTATGTGCCATTTCCTTCTCTCGTTAAGAGGATTGTTCCGACTGCTATTGGTGCAATTATATTCACTGTGTCTGACATTTGGGTTATTCAGGGGTCTGGTACAACTAACGATCCTATTCGTAACCCTCAACTTCTTGCGCAGGGTGTTGGGTTACTGAGTTACAACGCTCTTGAGGTTAATGGTGCATCGATAGGGTTCTTTACAAGTGATAACCAGTTCTGCATATTAAATCCCAACGGCATGATCGAGTATCCCGGATTCAACATTGGAGACCAATTTAGGCTCAACAATGGAGTACCCGGACGGAGTTGGAATCCAGCTAATGTTTATGTTACATGGTACACCAACGGAGAAGATCAGGGATGGTTTGTTTCTGACGGTAAGTTTGGTTGGTACAAACTTATTACAACTCCTGCCCCAGAGCAAGGGTTTACTTGGTCCCCGTTTGCATCTATTGTAGGTGGGTGTAAGGCGGTAAAGGCAGTGGAGACATCTCCGGGGGTACATACCTTAATAGTCGGACCTTACGGAACTGGACCGCTTCTTGCCAGAGATTTAGATAGTAGCCTTGATAACGTCAGCACGTACCCGGCCTTTGCAATTATAGGGTCTGCGGTGTTGGCACAACCCGGACAGATTGCGGTTGTTTCGTTCATTGCCACAGACTCGGTAAAAGTTGGCACCCCTCTCGTACTTGGAATCATCATGGACGAGGCAGTGCCCTATTACACCGGGGCGTTCAACATTCTCAAGAGTTGGGAATCTGATCCTCCGGGATTAAAGACGAGTAAATCGTTTTTCTCGCAACGGTTTTATATGTCGGACCTAACCGGGCAAGACGACGAAGCAGCCTGTCGGCATTGTCAAATGAAGGTAGAGTGGGCGCAAGAAAACGCACCCAATGAGTTGATTTCTTTGACAATCTTTGGTAGTTATCTTCAAGAGCATTGATAAGTTGTTGAAAATAAGGAACTTATGGACAATAATTCACCGCAATTAAAATTGTCCTACAAATGCGGGCACGAATTTACACCTGAAAACACTTACTTTCACAAAAAATCTGGCTCTAGCTTTTGCCGTACCTGCAAAAGAGCGAACGAGGCAAGACAACGTAATACAGAGACTAGGCGTCTTTACATGCGCGGTCATAGGGCGAAGTGGCGTGAACGTAACCCGGATTATCACAAGAATAACTGGCTAATGGGGGCTTACGGTATTTCCCTTGAGGATATGCAAACAATGCTAGCCGAACAGGGGGGGTATTGCGCCATTTGTGGCGAAGAGTTGAAAGAGCCACACGTGGATCATGATCATTTTACCGGAAAAATTCGTGCCCTTTTATGTACCAGTTGTAACGCTGGCCTAGGGTCATTTCACGATAGTCCGAGTGTTTTGTTGGCCGCAATGTCATACCTAGAGGAACACAGATGCCCGAAAATCTTGTAGATTCGCTAATTCGGAACCTTGACCTGTCTGGTTACTCTCCTGCTTCGGCTGCGCGATTCCCACCTACCACAGGTGTAAACGAAAGTTTGCAGCCCGTTAGAGGAGCGTATACTAGGTGCCTTCTTCCGGCCATTTGGCAGCCGTCCCCAGATGCACTTAGGGAAATGTATGTTGGTGGTAAGATTCCGCAAACTAGGCTATTTAATCCTCCACAACCGGTGGGTGGGGGTGCATCTGTAGCGGGGACGACGATTATTGAAGGCCTGTCACCCATAAGTGGTGGCGGCAGTTCAACTAACAATTTATTGAAATCTTCTCAGGTCGTTGTAAAGACTCCTACGCTACCTCCGGGAGGTACTTTCATAAGTTCTGTTACTATGTCTGATAGTTTTCAGCTTTTGTTGGTAACAGCTAGCGCACCGTGTAGGGTAGAACTTTACGGCACAGCAGCCGCGCAAGCACAGGATTTTTCCAGAGCGTTAGATGTTCCCCCTCCTGCCGGTACGATGCAGAACTTGATTTCAGATGTGTCCATTGATACCGTACCCTACCAATGGTCATATCAGAATCGCATTGGGGCCAATGCAGACAATCCACAAACATCTGCTATTTATGTTACGATTACTAATGTAAGCGCGACATCATCTGTGGCACTCACGGTGACATTTCAGTTTGTTCCTATTGAGAGTTAAACAATGAACAGGGAAATCGCAACAGGAGCAGCAAGTATTTATCCGCTTACGGGTGATGTACAGTCACAGGCTGGTAATAAAAACGTTGAAGTAGTTGGCATCATAAGTATACCCATTACAAAAAGCACTCCTTTTGATGGAGCGGTGTTGGAGTATAATGCTGCTACTAACGCATGGGTTCTGTCAGAGATTGCAACGCATACGCACGCAGAGCCTTTGACGGACGGAAATGCTAACTTTATATTCGCAGCCACACTAACCACGGGCGGCGACATCATAGTAGTGATAGGGGTTCCAGACTAATGAGCACACTTGCTAGTGTAATTGAGTACGGCGCAGAATCGGCCATACCATCGGCCAGTATTCCGGGAAGAATATATTATACCAATGACACATTTCAGATTTTTCGTGATAATGGTGCTAGTTGGGATAACGTAACACCTTCAACGGATGCGGCTACGATTTCAGCCATTCAGCAGGAAAAGTATGTATACGCTGCTGATACTGGCGTGGCTAACGCTATGGTCGTGTCCCAATCTCCAGCCCCGACGATTGTTGCTGGTAGTATAATTGTTGTTAAAGCTGCTGCCGCGAATACCGGTGCAACTACCATATCGGTTAACAGTACACCGGCAGTTGCAGTTACCAAAAGTGGTGCCACTCCTTTAACTGGGGGAGAAATACATTCTGGACAGATTATAGCCCTTGTTAGTGATGGTGTACAGTACCAGATTTTGTCTGGTAGTGGATCGGGCGGTGGAGTAACAAGCGCGGCTTTGTCAATGCCGGGAGAGTTTTCAGTAGGCGGCTCTCCAATCACAGGAAGCGGAACTTTTACCGTTACTAAGGCAACTGAGACTAAGAACACTGTTTACGCCGGTCCTGTATCTGGCGTTGATGCAGTGCCAACATTCCGTGCAATCGACTCATCTGACCTTCCTGTTGCTACTGACTCTGTGCTTGGTGCAGTAAAACCAGATGGCACTATTATAACTGTTTCTTCTGGTGCAATTACTGTAGCAAAAGCAACTGCATCGGCTTTTGGAGTGGTAGAGGTAGATAATACTACTATTACAGAAACGGCTGGAGTAATAT